TTGACACAGTACAAGAAACTGGTGGTGCTAAAACACATACATTAAGCACTGCTGAATTACCATCACATACACATGGGTTTACTTTAGATTCTTCAGAAAATGGTGGTGGCTCAAAAGACCATTCATTAATTTTAGATGGAAGTTCAAGCTCAGAATCATTTACAACAGCATCGACTGGTAGTGGTTCAGCACATAATAATGTTCAACCTTATATCGTTGCATATATGTGGAGAAGAACTGGATAATGGCAACATTTCAAGTAGGCCCACCAAGAGGTTTAAACAAAGATGTTAACAATACAGTTATTGAAAAAGAATATTTTTCAAATGTAGAAAATGTCAGATTTGAAGATGGGGCAGCTAAAAAAATATCAGGACATGATAATCCTTTTCCTGTAGCTAACCCTACAGTAGCACCTTATCAAGTATTGAACTGGGCAACAGGCCAAAACAATTATTGGTTCTATGCAGGTTTACAAAAAATATATAGAACTGATGGCTCAACACATACAGAGTTTACAAGAACTTCAGGTGTTTATGCTGTTAATCTTACAGCCGTAGGTAACTGGGATGTGTCTATTTTTAATGGGCTTCCTATTTTTAATAACGGAGTAGATGACCCTCAATCTTTAGCAAACTTAGGGGCTAACAAATTTACAGATTTAACTAATTGGCCATCAAATACAACTTGTAAATCAATAAGACCTTTTGGTAATTATTTAATAGCTTTAAATTTAACAGAGTCATCTGTTAATTATCCTAACAAAATTAGATGGGGTGATGCGGCAGAAAACTTAGCATTGCCTAGCTCATGGACAGCAGCGGCTACAAACGATGCTGGTTTTACTACTGTAGGTGATAACGGAGATTTTATTATAGATGGGTTTTCCTTAAAAGAAGCATTTATTATTTACAAAGAAAAAACAACCTGGATTATGTCTTTTGAGGGTGGAAACTTAGTTTTTAACTTTAAAAAACTTTTTAATGACACAGGAATATTATCTAAAAACTGTGCTACAGAGTTTAACGGCAAACACTTCGTTGTGACTAATGGTGACATTATTGTTCATGATGGAGTTCAGAAAAAATCTATCGCAAGTAATTTTGTTAAAAGAGCAATGTTTGAAGATATAGATGGTACAAATTATGCAAATACTTTTGTAACTCATAATATCCAAAAGGGTGAAATATGGGTATCTTATCCAAGCGTAGGCTCAACAAATTGTAACAAAGCGTTAATTTATAATTATAATACTGATTCATTTAGTTTTAGAGATTTACCAGGAGTTCTAGGAATAGGTTTGGGAGTTGTTAGCCCAACATCTAACTCTAATACTAGCGTTTTATGGTCAGCTCAGTCACAAAGCTGGATAGCTTATGATACTACAGAAACATGGGGAGATAGGGCTTATAACCCAACGGAAACAAGCATGTTAATGGCGGGTACAAGTGATACAAG